CCAAATCTCACTTGCGAGAAACACCCCCCCCCCTCAGGGTTCCCTGCATGGAAGGCCAATGCTTGCCAAGCCATGCCCCCTGAGGCCACCCCCCACTTCCGGGAATTCTGCAGAAGACAGTGTCGACGCTTCTTCCCCGTCGGTTGGGACCGGAACTACACCAGCTTCTGTGAAAGTTTTATACCATCAGCCTCCGCAAGGGAGGAGCCCCTTACAACGGGCTCTGGCTGGTGGGCTATCAACAGTAACAGGACTGAGTTCCAGGTCGCCACGAGACGAGGACGAATGCCTTCTTCTGTTAAAGGCAGATTCCGGCTCCGCTATAAGGAGGTCCCTAGTACTGGGAAGGTCCGCCCTTTGGGTATACCTTCCGTGGAGTACGACCTCCTTGGCCCCCTTCATAAAGCCGTGTATGACAGACTGTCTAGAACAGGATGGCTTCTGAAGGGCCCACCTAAGAGTTCACGGATTAAGCGCGTTTGCCGTTATGAATGGCAAACCTCCGTGGACTTGGTGGGAGCAACCGATGGGCTACGCTTGGATGTCACCGAGGCTTTACTCGGTGTTATATTGTCGCGTGCCACATCGATCCCCGGTCGTGTGAAACAACTCGCCTGCGAGTCGTTGTACCCAACGGTACGCGGTTCCAAGGTGACGTTCGGGCAGATGATGGGCACCTACCTCTCTTTTCCACTCCTCTGCTTGACAAGCTACTGCGCCGCTAAGTGGGCAGCCAGAGGGTCCGAGTCGTCGATCTTGGTCAACGGCGACGATTGCTTGATTTCGAGCACAAGCAGGGATGTCCTGAACCGTTACCCCGTTGGGTTTAGGATTAATGCCCAGAAGACTTGCGTCTCCCAGGCAGTTGCCGAGATCAACTCGACTACTTTCTTAAGAAAAGGAAAAGACTGGAAGGAGGTCCAGAACCTGCGGAGGGGGGGGGGCGAGGCTTATACCGTGGACGGTCTACGTCATTTGGCCACTGCCTGCATTAAAGCAGGCCCTAAGTGGATGGACGCCTTTAGCCGTAGCGGTATCTGTAAGAAGTACCACGTCCGTATG